AAGAGTTATGAACATGGAGCGTTGGTATATTCTCGATGGCCGTCATAGACCAGATCATCCTCAACATGGCATCTATACTGGTTTATCAGCCAAGGGAGCAGATCTTGATAGTTTTGATGGAATTGTGTAACTGCCCTCATTGCCAAGAATTAAGAAGGCAGCAAGCTAGGCATGGAAAATGGCAAGAATATTTGCTAGACATAAAGAAAAAAGATGGCAAGCGTTCCACCTCCTGAATTTGTAATGCTAATGGAGTTGATTGAAAATATGAAACCAACGCTAGAAGAAGAATTAACGATGGAACGTGAAATAAGACGGCTTCAAGCGTCAGAAGATATTGAAGAGATGAGACGTTACGCAGAAGCCATGACAAGACAAAACCATGAGCAATCCAGATTCATTGCTGGTTGTTTACAAGAGATCCATCTTCTAAAGGCAAAGCTGGCCTGTGCTACTACCGTTGTAAAAAGACCTTGGCTTCATAGAATGTTTGGGCTATGATGGTTATATGCTTATGAACTGTTTAACCTTTTGCGGTTGCACGTCATTGAAGCAGATGCGATTTGTTAACACCAGTTTGCCAGCTCTAAGCCCTTCGAGGAAAGACCTTCGCAAGCTGACAATCGGTCACTTTAAAGCCTCTAGTCCGCTTACTGCTAGAGGTTTTTTAGTTTGTACTTGCTACCATAAAAAAAGACCCACCGTAGGGTCTGCATTGGAAAGAAAAGACCCCTCGTTTGAGGGGCTTTTTTATGTTTAAACTCTAGGAGAAATGGTTCCTCTGCCATCTTCCCATTCTTCTTCAGAATCAGGATTGACTGACCATTGAGAACCCCACATTGCAAAACCTGGAACTTCTTCATAATCAGTCTTAGAACTGTATTTACGAATTGTTGAACCACCAGGCATTTCGGCGGTGTCAGCTTGATCGGTTAACCACTTTGCTGCCTTACGGGCTTCTTCTGGTGTCCAATCAACAATCAAATAACGATCACAATCTTTACCTGATTTCTTTTTCTTGTTTGTAAAAAATTTGAATTTTGCTGTAAAAGCTGAGTCCATGATTAAGTAAGGGGTTGGATGTTGTTTTTTTGTTCCCACTCAATGCAATCATCAAGTCGGTAACGGATGCGAGGGGCATAAGGATTCAATGGTGTTGGCCCTATGTCCTCAAATGGAGGCCCAGTCGCCTCGCCTTTTCTTGTCTTCTTTCTCCATAGCACCAAAGTATGAGAAGAAACGTCATAACGCTTTTCAAGCTGTTTTGCTGTTAGGTATTCAGTCATTTATCTTCCACCTCTAAGATCGCTTGAATAACTTCATTCCTTTGCTCGTCAGTAATTGATCCATCTGCAAAACGATCACTTAAATTTGTCTTTAATCCTGCAAGTTTTTCTTTACCTGGGTTTTTCTTTATAAACGCAAGAAATTGTTTTGTTAAAGACTCACCGTCTCCTTTTGCTTTTGGTGGTTCTGTCTTGATTGCTGGCTTTGCTTTGGGTGTTGATGATTCCTTAGCCCAAGCTTGGTGCTTGTCATACAAAGATAAACCAAACTGATCGCCAAACTGCATAAAAGCCCTTTTCCTTGCGTCTGTTTCTGCTTCCTTTATTGCTGATTCATGCTTGTCTCCGATACCACCCATGCGGCCATGACCTGCACCAACACCTTCTTTTACAACATTGCCCACCGTGATTTTTACTCTGGCTATATATGTTATTGAACTTGAATCTTCGGAAATAAATTTCAAGTCAACTGTTTCACTTGACCAACCTCCAAAACCAAAGATCCTGTTAGCTTCTTTTATAACGTGCCATCCTTCTACATAAGAAAGTTGAAAAGTTTGTTTTTTGTCTCCCCAACGGGTAGAAACATTTGCTTTCTTTATTGGTTCATTTAAAAGCTGAACTTGCTTGTCTGAAAAAGTCATTTTTAATTAGGGGTTGATGGAAATGCCCAACGTGGAAGCGTGAGGCTTTGGACTCCAGATTCACTATGGCTAGGCCAGTGATCTGAAATCTGACATTCTGAAATTTGATCTAATGCTTGTCGCCGTTGTCTATATCCAAGATCAATACTCTGCTCATCTAATTCATACAAACCAACGTCAAACGGCCATTCAGACTGCACGACTAGAAAAATAAATCTTTTTGCTCCTGTAACTTCTAAATAATGAGCAGCTTGAAGATGGTATCCAAAATTAGCAACAGCTTTTGCAAATTCTTTTGGAGCTGCACCAGAGCGACTTGTCTTTAGGTCAACAATTGTATTACCAGTAAACCAATCACTTCTAGCTTTTACATCAAGGCTTGTTAATTCATCAACGCTCCACCATGATTTTTCTGCTACTCCTTTTGCTAATAAATCTGTTGCCTCCTTCTCGTTATACACAGACTCACGCATTGCCATTGCTAACTCCCATTGGTCGCCTGTAACAGCCGTAATACCCTTCTTCTCGGCTTCTGCTGCTTCTTCCTTTCCTTTCTTTGTTGTACGGCTAGAAACAACCGTAAATTGATTTTCTAGGTCGTCAGGTTCAAGGATTGCCGCATGAGTCAAGCTTCCAAGAATTAATGCTGGAGTTGATTTCTTTTCAGGACGGTCAGGATTTAAAAAGCTATTCCAATAAGCTCTTGGGCCATGTTTATCCATGACTTTGATCATTGATGCTGATACTGCAAAATGCTTGTGATATTCAGCATTTGAGATCTGTACGCTGCCTTGTGTCATGCTGCCTCCTTATATAAAGAAGAACCTGGGCCAAAGTTCTGCACAACCTTGGGCCAAGTTCGCATAATTAAAGCCTTATCATCTGGTGTTGCAACTAAAGCAGCTTTAGCTATTTGCTTTAAAAACGGGCTGCTATCAGCACTTTCAATAACAGAATTAAAGGTGTTAAAAACTTCTTGCGAGGTCATTGGAAAAAATAGATACATTAGGTTTGGACGTTGGGCGGCTGTCAGGGGTTGGTGGTCGCCTGACTCCTTATTTTTGTAGCTGCTCACACGCCGCTTGGATGCCAGCGTTGCAATCCGCTTGGGTCATCTTTGTTAATGCTCCACTGGTTGCGTTGAAATAAACAAGGCTGGCAATGATACCGAAAGTAAAAAGTTTCATGGGGGTGGTTGCTTACAATTTAATTATACATCCCTGTACACCCCTGTCAACCTCTATACACCTCTAACAAAAAAGAGGAGGTTAATCCTCCTCATAGTCCTCAAGAAAATCAGTCAAGTTCTCGGTGAGGTTATAAATTTTGATCTCTTCAAGATCTCCGTTGTCGATGATCGCCTTAGCCAATGCCTTAGCGGCGGCGATAGTTGACTCATGCATGGAAAGAAAAATGCGTGAACTTGTTCATTATACACCCCTATACACCCCTGTCTATGTTCACGGGGCAGGAACCAGCATGTGCTGGGCGTGTTCGCTAGAACGTCCGTCTTCCCAACGGACTGTGCAATAAACACAAGGAGTACCTTTTTTATTGTGGAGCACTCTCATTGATAACACTTTCCCAACGAGAGAGCTAATTTTGAGGAAGACTCCCGTGTTTCGTTTTTTGTTTACCCTATCGTGAATTTGATAGCGAAATGTAACGGCCATTGTTTTATAAATAAATAAAAAAACCCCTCGTTAAAAGAGGGGAATTGAGCCGTAATCTTCAAGAACAAACTTTCTCAATTCAGTATTGTTCATTGTCTTTAGCTCGTTTAATCGCTCTTGAGGTTTGCAACCTTCGTAAGCCTTTGGATCATCGTTGAAGCAATCTTGATACCATTCCATGTATTTGTCGATGATGCTTGTTCGTTGATCCTTTGTTAAATAAGCAGAAGTCATTTGCTTGGGGTTGTTTACTTCTCTATTATACACCTCAATACACCCCTGTCCACCCCTGTTACAAATTGGCAATAAAAAGCCCCGACTAGCGGGGCGGTTGGTTAAAAAATTAAGGCCCATGCAGTTGCTAATCCTGCGATGGCAAATAGAACGGTGACTTCCTGTTCTAGATTTTTAACCCTGCGGCTCAAGCCTTCGTTGGTTGCTTCGAGATCTTGATTCTTCGTGAACAAAACGGCTCTTGTCAATTTTGAAGGAATCTTGACGGCTGATGATGTCATATCAAAATGGGGTTGGTTGACTTATTAAATATATAGGCACCCTGTAAGATTGTCAAGTCCTTTTAGGAGAAGGCTCGTACCCTGCGGCCTCTATGGCGTTTTTTACCTTCTCTGGGTAGTACATAAACCTTGTAAAATAATGGTCTCCTTTTACATAATGCTTTTCAGGTCTTAAAACACCATTGCTTCTGTATCTTCCAATTGCTGCATGAGAGATTCCAATGATACTTGCTGTTTCTAGTCCGTTATATAAGCCTTCTTTTGCAAAACATTCTTTTGTTTTTCTGTTTATATGTTTTGAATAGTCTGTAGGAATATACTTAGCTGCTGGTTTAAGGTTGTTAAATTCTTTCATTGCTTCATGTGCTCTTCCTGAGTTATAAGAAACTTTGCCTTTCCAATCCCCTTTCTGTATATCTCTAAGTAATTTATATCGTTTTTGAATCTTGTGATGCGTAAACTTATATGGATACAAAAGTCTTTTATTTATAAAATTTTCAAGTCCGATTTTTAAATATTTTAATTTAATTTGAATCCATCTATCTATATCCTTTTTTTTCCAAAATAATTTATGTATCCCTTGATGTTGAATCTTATCAAACGATCTTGAAGGACTAGGCATTGTCTTTTCTTTTATCATTTGATAAAAACTGCTCATGTCGTAGCCAGTTAAAGCTGCAACTTCAAAAGAAGTGTATTCATCCTCCTTAGCTTCTTTTTTTGGATCAAATACTATTTTCCCAACAACATTAAATTCTTCTTGTAAAATACGTCTTATCCACTCTCTTGAAAGATTAAATTTAGTTCCTATCTTTTGAAGAGAATAACCTTCTTTTCTCATCTGGAGAATAATTTGATTTCTTTTCTTACAATTCATTTTTAAAGGGGTTGACTTTGCTTAAAATACTTAACGCAGTGAAAGATGTCAACTCTATGTTTTTTTGACAAAATGAAACAATTTTTAGATTTGCTCGGTTCTCCTTTTGTTTATCGTAGCCCTGTTGGTCTTCAAGGTTTCAGGGCTGGTCTCATGCAGCTCTCTAATAGACAGTTACAACCGTTAGCAGGTACTCAAAGCCACGTGAAAAAAACCGTTCTAGTCGATAGAATAATTGCGAGCATGAAATAAGGGCAGCCGCTAGCCACCCTTACTTCTCTCTAGTACATGGGAGGGTGATGGGGACTTTCCCATGTATCAAAATATTAACTTAATCAGGCGATCTGACAACTTCGACGGGAAAGCCTTTACTCCTCAAGTCTTTAATTCGATATTCCTGAATCTTACTTAAACGACCCTTCAGTGCCTTCACCTCTACAAATCGCACCTCATTTGGTTTAAGCAATAGCAGGTCAGGATAACCATTTTTATTTGTCTTAAGCAGCTTGATCACCTCGTAACCGTCTTTCTCGTATTTTTTCACCAGCTTCGCTTGATAATTCGCTTCGGATCGACTTGTAATGACTGATCGTGAAATTTTCTTTCTTTCTGACTGTTCGATAAACTCGACTTTCAATTCCATTGGCCGCAAATATATATCTAATTCTAGGCGGATTGTTGGCATCACGCCCCAGGAAGCTCGCTCGATCTCTTGCTTGGAGGTAAGAGAGTGCTGCAAAGTCAACGCCCAGAAAAACAAGATACGTTGCACTACTTAAATTCACTCCTTCACGGCTGGCTCTTACCTGCCCAATAAAAACTGCATCCTTGTTTGCATTAAATTCTTCTGGACTATCGGTTGCATTAGGAAACGCTTCATAAAGCATTTTTCGTTCTGCTTCATAGCAGTACATGATTGCAAGTTTATGGTTTCCATACCGTTGCTTGATGTACTCAGCTTTTGACCGATCAAAAATAATTCCCTTACTACTTTCTTCTGGAATAACCGTTCCACAATAAAGCTGTTTTAATTTTGAAAGGCGTTTTGCTCCCGTATCGGCAAGAATCCACGTTTGATCTTTTAAATTAGCAATACCGTCATCAATAATTTCCTGCGCTAATCGGTAAGTTGTTTCGTTCATCTCTACATATCGGACAGCTTCATCAATTTTCGTCTCAAATCCTGCATCTTCTTGAGTCATCCGCACAACATACGGATCAATATCTCTCAAGATCAATTCTTTATTAGCGTTCGAGTAATCGTTAACCGTTTGACCTGTTCCAACATATTTCTGGCCAATATCGACATAACCTTTTTTAGCCCACTCGTAAAAATTTTTATATTGCGCCCAAACAGGTCGGTGCAATGTCATCTGGTGGTAAAGCTGTGAATAAGATTCTGGTGATGCCGTACCAGACATTAAGAGCACCTTTTCATAACTCATCTGTCTTAAGTTCTTCCATCTTCCACTTGGTTTTGGATATGCACCAATGGAGTGTGCTTCGTCAACAATCAATAACTGCCAAAACGTCCATGCAAACTTAGGCAGCCGTTCATAATTAATAATCAAAACTTTATCTTGCAGTCCTAAAGCTTTTGCATCTTTTTCAATGCTTGGGATTGCTTTTTTCTTTGTCACTAATAAACACCGTTGGATGCCTAACCGTTCGATCAAACTTAAAGCAGTTAATGTTTTGCCAGTTCTTACCTCACCCATGAGATAAGCAAACTGTTTTCGTGCGAGTAACCAATACAACTTATCGGCTGCCTCTTTTTGATACTCTCTGAGTTGAATCATTGACGGGGTTGGATTTAGTGGTATCTTACACATATCTACTACCAAAGCAACCCCAGTGGACTTAGACATCGAACTGAAGACAATCAACACTCAGCTAACGAAAGAACAAATAAAATGGTTAGACGAAAATAAACCGCCTGAGCTTTCAAGAGCTGGTTTCATCAGAACAATCATCCGTCATGCAATGACTAAAAAGCAGCTTGACGCTTACGAATCTCAGCTAACTAGATAATCCAATGACAATTAAAGATGAAATTCTTCGCTTGCCGAAGGACTGGGGTTTTGTCGCCGTTCAAAATAAACGCCCCTACCAAAACGATTGGCAGAAAAATCCTTTAACCCGTTCGCAGTTATTTAAAGAAATTACTGAAGGTCGGTCAACTGGAATAGGTGTTCTTGCAGGAAGACTTAGCGGTGGTCTTCTTTTCCTTGATCACGATGGGCAATCTGCTTCTGAAATTCTTACAGAATGGGGTTTTTCTGTCGGCTCTTTACCTCCTTCTTGGATGGTCACTTCTGGTCGTGTTGGTCGTTTTCAACTTATTTACAAAATCCCAGAAAAATATTGGTCAAAGATTAAAACACGCAAATTTCAAACTGGTGTAAAAGATTCTGACGGCTCCGTTGAACAAATCGAACTTAGGTGGGATGGAGCACAATCAATTGTCTCTGGTAAACATCCAACAACTGATGGTTACAGGTGGATGGATGGACGCTCACCCGATGATCTTGAAATAGCAGAAGCTCCTTTAGCCATTATCAAAAAGATGATGGAACCTAAGAAAACGAAACCTGCACCCGTTGAAGTCTTTAACTCAGACATAGACAAAGCCCGTTCTCTTCTTCAATCCATCAATCCAAACCGAATAGATGACTACGACCAATGGTTGAAAATTGGAATGGCGGCTCACTCCGCAGGTGATTCACTCCTCGGAGATTGGGAAGAACTTTCAAGTAAGAACAGCAAATATAAACCAGGCGAATGTGCAAAGAAATGGGATTCTTTTAAACGCTCTGGCATCTCGCTCGGTACACTTCAAAAATTTGCTAAAGAAGATGGTTGGACTCCGCCTCCTCGCATTTTTCCTGATTCTGTTGTTCCTATTGAAACAACGGAGACAACTCCGATCCCTTCAAAACTTGAACAGCTCACATCACAAGAATTAATTTCTTTTCTACGAAAGTCAAAGCAAGAGATTCGCTTCAATACTTTTTCACATTCAATTGAAATGGACGGTGAAGTAGTAAAAAATATCGAACTGTTTTATTTGACGCTCGCCGAACTTGGTTACAAAGTTGAAAAGCAAATGGCAATAGATTGTCTTTTAAAAGTTGCACATGAAAATAAATATGATCCTGTTCGCCTTTATTTAGATCACGTTTCTTCTGAGGTTGAACCTACTTACATTGACCGATTAGCAACAACATATCT